GAATTTCATGAACTTTTCAAATCGGAGCTCGGGAAGACTGAGGAATGATGGAATCTTCTTCATAATGATGTTATAGAGACGATCCGTATGATTTGAACGGATACAGTCAGTGACGCCTAGTTCCCAAAGCAAATCAACGCATCTATCTCTGTCATCGCCTAGTGATTGCTCATAAGCCTGGGGAGTACCTTCCGACCATTTGGAAATAGTCTGAAAATCTATCTCATCCCCGATTGTGACTGTTTGGTCGGGCTTGAACTTCTGAAGGAATTTGGCGATGTTCTGAGTGACGTGCACGTCCTCGAAGGGTACCTGCAAGTCTGAAAGAATTACGATTCGCTTAATCTTCGTCCTCATCTTCGTAGGGGATGTTGTCTATGCGATTTGGCAGGTTAGGGATTATCCAGTCAGGAAATGCCTCACGATCAGAGAGAATCCAGAAGGCGTGGGTCTCTGAGAAGCCAGCACGACGTAAAGACTTGTAATACTCATTGAGAGCGATGCAGTAAGCATCGAGAGCAGAGTAAGTGTCTAAGTCTATTACTGGACGTTTTCTTGCCATGGGTAAATTGTTACTTACCTAGAAGGTCGATGATTGTATCGACACGCGCTTCTAACCGATTGACTTGATCCTTGATTGAACCGCCGCCATTGGGCTTAAGTTCACTTAGATAATGCTTAATCATGAATTGGGTATATGAAGCCAAAGCACCAAGAACAGTGACAACACCCACAAGCCACGCAGCCAAATCAACCGCGCTCACCTTTTCGGAGTTGCGTAACCAAAGACGCCAGCCAAGACTGCCCAAAGAATTGAACGATAGTCAGCTGCGAAATTAGATGCAGCCCAGGCACTGAGGAAAGCACCTGCTGTAAGTATTGCGGGATTCTTCATATTCATTTAGTTCCACCTAGCATTGGGATATTAAAGAACGAGCCGTCTGCATCGCCTTTTTTAGTGAAAGATATATGGCAATGATGGTTGTGTTTATTGCTTCCCGAATATTTTCGCCAGCGAAAGCCCAAGCGAGACGATGCGATTCTTCCGTCGAATATGATGTACGCGATTCTTCCGTCAGACTTTGCACAGAGTCGAATCTGCTCTGCAAGGTCAGGCATGAGGTCGGGCTTCGTCTTTCCAGAGAGATCCCTGTCAATATCAATGGCTCGGACGATACCCGATTCATCAGGATTATGGTCAGAAGGACGTGATGCATGACGATAGTCGCCAAGCCATCCGTCTGAGGTCGTATCTCTTGAGATGTAAGAATCATCTACTTGAAGGCGAAGCTGTTGTCCAGCCTTACACAGTTTCGGCGTCATTTGGAATTACTTCCTCGATGATTTCAATATCAGGCAAATCGACGAGAGTGACCTCACCAGTTTCGACATTGATTTCCATGCCTTTGCGCTTTGCTGTCTTTGTCATATCTTCACTCCATAAAGTGCGACTGTGCCTGTGGCTGTAAAAGTTGTTGATGCAGTAAGAGTCACAGTAGAAATTGATGCCGAAGCAAAATACGCCCCAGTTATAGATGGATATACGGCAGGCGTTGTCACAGCTAATGGATATAAATATCCGTTAAATGTTTTTAGATTTAACGTATTTGTATCATTCATAAATAGCATCAAGCCATTTCCTGCTGTTGTTCCAGTTCCCAAAGGAATGTTCGATGCAGCAAATGACATTAGTGTTGTTGAGAGAGCACTTCCCGCTATCGAAATGCTGGAATATGTGTAGTTCGTACCAGTATCAGAATTTAATGTAAAAGTTAAATTTCCGCTGGTTCCTAAAGCTACATTTACACTTCGCAAAAGCAATTTTTTATATCCTGAAATGGATGTAAAAGATACAGTGCTCGCGCCTGCTGTTGGAGTCACTGAAGAGATAAGAGTCCAGTCATCGCCCGTTGGGGTTGGGAATATATTCTGTGCCATTATGCGATCAACGTCCCGAATAGAGTGAAAGTAAGAGCATTGGCAGTACCAGTGCGGACTGTAATCACGTCAGTAGCTGCAAGGGTGATTCCGAGAGTGAATGAAGCCGTTGAGTTACCTGGAATGTTTGTGTCGTAAATGATGGCGTTGGTAGTCGCTGCCGCCGCTCCTGCGATTCTTACGAATACGCGAGCCGTAGCCGCTGTCGCTGTATTATTAGCGATGACTAGGCTTGAGCCGATGAGTTCAGTTGATGCCGCGACTGTTACTAGATCAGCGTTAGCCGTCGATGATGGGGACGATTGTCCCAACACTTTATAGGTGGTAGTTGCCATTGATTATGCTCCCATGAGTAGAAATGGATGTTGGATTTCAGACTTTGCAGCTTCGATTTTATTGACTGTCGTATCGATGGCGTTGCCGAGAGTACGCATAGCAAGCGCGCCATCTTTGACGTAAGCCGTATTGTCGGGCTCAGCCCAGCCGTAGTAGGTACTAGTTGCCATTTGCTCTCCTAAGCGTCATAGGTGTTCCATTGTACAGTAGCTCCGACGCCAGCCCATGTAAGGGTCGCAGTCACGTCCTGCCAGCGGGTTGGTGTGATGGAATAGGTATAGTCGGTAGTAATGAGGTTCATTACCATTTCAAATTTATTAATGTTGAATTGATAGCCTTCGACGAAACCCTTATAGGTAGTGTTCTTGATTCCAGTTGGAAGGCTAGTGATCTGAATAGGCTCACCGACTGCCATTGAAATGAATTTATCCACGTTAGCGGCTGAGACATTTGGGCTATTGATTGGGATTGTGAAAGAGCTCAAAGATGTTCGAGGATAAGCGCGAAGGACTATGTATCGGTCTGCCTGGACTTGAGCATCTGCGGCGTTATGAAGCTCGGTGCTAATAGAGCCTGCGACAACGCCATAAGTAGCCTGAGATGTTGCATCGCTGGCACTGCCTGAACTGCTGGTCGAATTGACTGTAATGGCATTGACAATATCTGCCAAAGTCTTTTGAGAGCTTACAGAGCCCCAAAGAATGTAGTTATTAGGAATCGTCAAATAGCCGTTATCGCGTTGATCGATGAAGCGGCGAGATTCATTAGCAAAGCCCACTGTGCCAGTTGCAGTTTCATAGATGTAGCCATTGGCTTGAGCCGCATAGGTAGCGGCTAGGCTGTAGGCATCTGCTCCATTAGCACTGCGATTGGTGAATTCATAAATGCCTGGAGTGTCGACAATATCGATGGTCTGCCCTGCGTCCGTAAAGATTCGAGTCATACGATCAGAATCGAATTCTCTAGCCCATGCAGTGTCCCCGATGATTTTGCGAGACATTTGGGAGAATGGTCCGACGGCTGTAATTGTTTGGACTACTGAAGTCCCGACTGTCCCTGAGCCAGCGATTGAGTTATCGACTGAGGTGATTTTGCCAGTGAATACTGTGACGTCAGTTCCAGCGATGTTCTTAACCTTGATTGAAACTGTCTGATTCATATCGAAAGAAAAGTCTGTCGAATTGTTATTGATTACAGAGATTCGAGCATAGCCAGCGCGAGCCTGTTCCCATACGCCAGTGCGACCGTAAGAGATTTGAACGTCGGTAAGAGTGACGCTGTTACGGCTAGTGCCATTGACTGTGATAGTCGGTTGCGGAGCCCAAGCCATTACGCACCTACTAGAAGAGAAGAACCAACCTTATTGAAGTTGCCTGAAAGGGTTGCCTCACGATTGAGGATATTGGCTATCTGTCGAGCTGTAGAAATTGGATCGACTGCGCCATTGACTGTTACGTTGATGACGTTACCGCCACCGCCTGAAGCGAGTTTATTGTTAGGGACAATATATCCAGCAGATGATGGGGTGAATAGTTCTGGACCTTGCTCGCCTACTAGGTAAGTCGTGCCGCCTGAAACGCTGCCGCCTGATGCCTTGCCACCGCCAAAGACCCCACCGACGAATCCAGCCACCTTAGAACCTAAATCGATGATAGTTCTGAATCCGCTAATGAGTGCTCCGACTGCTCGGACAGTCATAGAGATTGCTTCTCCGATTCCTTGGATTGCTAGTTTAAGAACGCCACCGAGGAATGGTGCGAGATACTTTTGGATGAAATTAAATAAAGCCTGGAATTCCTCTTTGTTGTCCATGACTGCATCTTTAATCTTATCAAAGGCAAATTTGATGCCTTCAAATACTGG